CCGCGATATCATCTTTGATATAAATCATTCGAAGATCATCGATGCGTTTCTGGTCAACCTCACCTTTAACAATATGTTCCCGACAGTATTCCATTTGTGCTAGATTGATCAACCTGTTCCATTTTTCAGGAGTTAGTATCTCAGTCCTATTTTTATTGATACTGTCTATCGTACCCCAATACATGTCGAGTGTCGTGGATAACATAAGATTTTATTTTTTGTCTTGTAACTTTTCAATAAGAAATGTACGTAACGCTTCTTCTTCCAGTTCTTTCCAATCTACACCCTTATACCGTTTACCACCACCTGCATACTTCTTCAAGATGTCAAAGGTTGAATTCGTGATATAAGCAACCTCTTCTTCTTTGTCCTGAAACTCAGGAAGTTTATATACTGGTTCATCAGTTTTATCGGTATTTGGCGGAGTAGGAAGTTTGCCTTCTTTTTCAAGGAGTAACTTGCCCCACTTGGAAACATACTTCTGGTTTTCCTGATTGGAAGACTTCATGTAGATCTTTACATTATCCACATTGGTTCCAATGATCTGAGCACCATCAAAGAAGGCCCCATTCTTTTGTTCCAGGATACCATGTTTCACAAGTTTATAAATATAAAGTTCTTCGTTGGCTTGTGCCTTGAAACATGCAATGATCTTATCAGGATTCTTTTCACAAACCTTTAGCAACTCATTCTTGATACGTGTCTCGGTCATAGAGTCCACAGGCATGCTAAAGTTTTTGATTGTGTAATTAAGCATCAAAGCGGTGTCTTTCAGTTTTTCTATAGAGGCTTTCTCGCGAATACACTTTTCAGCTTCAAAACGGAGGTCTGAGGACTTTATCTGTTCTTCTGCTTCACTTTCCAGATCTTCTATGTAAAAGAAGTCGGTGCCGGGTCTTACAGCCTTTTTGGAATCAGCAACGAAAGAACAATAATGTTTTATGAAGATATACATTGCCATATCCACATGATTAACCGGCTCTCCCTTTTCATCAATGGAGATATTCAGTTTTCTCATGTGGATAATAGGAATATTATTTTCAGGATTAATGATATATGGAAACTTTGCCATCTTCTCTTCGGAAGGCATTTTCTTACCAGTCATTTCATCAACTGTAAGATTACTTCTTGTCTTGGGAATTGCAGGATCAATATGTTGTCCTGTAAGATAACAAAGTTTGCTATTATCCCATATTGCAATAGCAGGATAAGGTTGTTTTACATACCTTTTATCTACCGCTATTATTCTTACTATCTTTTCTCTTGCGTCTATCATTTTTCTTTGAATTTAAATATTAGTTAAAATGTGTGTGTCTACTTGAATAAGGATAAGGGATGAATCCCCTGGCTGTCTTCACGCGGCAAACAACACCTGTCTGGAACAGATAATGTTTGTGTCCACCGTCAACAGAGTTTGCCATGTTATCACCACCTTGATTGATACCATTCACAGTTCCCATTTTTGCAGGACGTAACTGAATTAATTCAATACCAGTTGCACCAGCAGAAGTAGATCCAACTGGTATCATAAAGAAGTCTCTTGAACCTCTACTAATACCATCTGTCAACATTTTAACTGGTCTAAATTCATCACTAAACTGTTTAGATATTCTCGGTACTAATCTTACTCCACCAACTTCATAATAACTATAGTTATTATTTACACCTTTTTCAGAACCGGCACCTTCAACATTGTTGTTCTGTGTTACAAATCCAGCAGTAACCATCAAACGACTAAACTCAGAAATAACTCGTCTATCAGCTACAAATAAAACTTCCAATAGTCCTTCTTTGTTTTCATGGATTTCAAGATCCTGCATGATACCATCGATGAATCCCATAGTAAGTTTATTATAAGGATATTCATAAGAACCATCATTCTGATGCATGATACCATCACCAGCAAGAATATCGCGACCTTTCTTATCTTTCATAAGAACTGTTCCATCTTCGGCTACGGTACCTTTACCCCACATAAGTTGATATTCATGCCAAAAAGCAGCCTGTTCTAACATTTGATCTTCTAATACGGTAAGGAATCCTACCTTACCATAATGCGACATCCATACGGCACCGTTAGCACCCATGGCTTCGGCAGTACCTGAATAAGACATCTTTACACGCTGCAGTGTCATATAAGCATGACCAACACCATCAAATTTGAATCCTGTTTCAGGACCGGTTTCTGACAGATCATGTTCATACATATCCATTACAACGGCAGCTTCTGAACCTTCGGTGAGCAATTCAGGATCAATAAAAGCATCGTTATGTCCGGCAACAATTTTACATTCATAGATCCAGCCTTCAGGAGCTTCCTGTGGTAACTGATCATCGATGAAATAAATTTTGGTCATGTTATCATTCAACTCGATAACAGTTTTAGGACCTGCATAGTTGTTGTCAAATCCAATGTAAACATGGGATTGGTTTCTACCTGGTTCGGTAGTATAGGCAGGGCAGTAATAAGTAGCAGTTGCCTGAGCATTCGGGAAGGTAACGGCTTTGATACGCATCTTACGTCTGTCATTGTTCTTAATGGCATACTGTACGTGATTAGATTTAGTAACTGTATAAGGTCCTTTTGTGCTTGCATCGAAAAGGCCTTTTGATTTCATTCCTTTCATATCGAGAAATCCTGAAAGAGGGGCTATCCCATTTTCATATTTTCTAAATACTGTAGGTAAAAAGTCTGGGTTGTTCACCATAGCTTTCGTAAGACTATAAGAGTTAATAGTCTCGTTTTGGATATCGGCTGGTTGGCCTGGTAATAATCTCATTTTTTTAAAATTTAAAAGTTAGTAAATAATATTTTTAAAATGTCATTTGCTAACCCCTACCGTTATGAATTTTGTTCAAACCCGGTTATCGGTTGTGCACCACCAGTTTTCGCTATGGTGCCACCGTCATTCTCTGGAGTTATTCTGAGTTTGGCCATAAGATCTGACTTCACTCCTTCTTTAAGGTCTGAAAGATAATCTCTCATCCCTTTCTCTGTTTTATAAACAACCGCAGCAATCTTCATTAGATTATCATCGCTTTGCAGATAATCAGCTAAAGGGTAAGTACCTGACTCTTTGCTTACTTTCAACATCTCCGGTAACCAGGTATGGAAATCTTTTAATTCGGCTTCGCCAAAAGTAATTCCAAAATAATCGTTCACGGTTTTGTTGCGTTCAATGAGGGTATTTATTTTATTGTTACGATCTTCAATGATTTTATCATACTGTGCCTCGGCCAGTTTTATCTTTTCAGCTTTCTGAACTTCGGCATTCTGTGTTTCATATTCTCTGTACCTACCTTTGAGGTCTGTCACCTCAGCATCAAGAGCAATTTTATCTTTGCCTTTGATATGGTTTTCAATATCTTCATCGGTCCAACCTTTCTTTTCTCTTTCAGAATAATTCTTAAGATGAAGTTTCATAAACTCTTCGGAAGGAAGATCAAGGTATGATTTTGACTGAACTTTTTGTTGAACAAAGGTCGCTGGATCAAAATCTTCTGCACTGGCAGCTTTTATCACTTCCTGAACAAAAGGATGAAAACCTGAAACATCAGGTTCAATATTGTTACGTAAGAATTCAATAAGCTTTTCGTGTTCATTCTCTGCATTTACACCTTCGGGCATAACAAACTTACCTTCTCCAACTTCTTTTTCATAAGAAGACTTAATGGTATCCCAGATTGTATTTGGGGTATAGGTATCGGCTGGTGGTGCAGGTTCTGTTTTAGTGACTACAGGTTCTGTCTTAACAACCGGTTCCGCACCGAGTTCTGTTTTAACGACAGGTTCTGATGGTTCTATCGGTGTATCACCTGCAAGAGCGGCTGCTATACCGGCCTCTATCTGTTCAGGTGTCTCAACTACTGGTGTAGCTTCTGGTGCTGGACTTCCGGCACCATCTTCTCCTTCAAACTCACTCTTTGAAATGAATGAGAATAATTTGAATGGATCTTTTGTCTGGTTTCTTAACATATGTTTTGATTTTTAATTAGATGACAAATATAAATTGTTTTGTTCAACATTCGACATTAGGATAAATATTTTTATTCCTGACTTTTAAACAATCGTACTCCACCAGATTTTACCTGAGAAGGTGATTTTGCAGTTTTCCATTTAGGTGTTTTTGATTCAGAAAAATATTCTTGTCCAATTTTTCCAGTTTTATAACCATTGTTTGCAAACCAAGTACCTTCTTCTTTTGGAAGTTGTATCCCTAAATTATTTTGTTTTGCATATTCTATTGCTTGATCCTCATTCATTTTTAGTGAAGAGGGATAATGAATAAGATTTCCAGTATTATCTTTTATCACTGTTGGATAAACATATCCTTCTCCATTATCTGCCATTAAATGTGTTGATTTCAATTTTGGATCATAAGGATCAGGAATAGAAGTTCTATCTTTAATTATCAATCTTTGAACCCATTCCTTATCTTTATTAGCTGTTAGAACACTATCGGCATATGCTCCTTTATCTTTATAAAACAATGGTCTGGTATCTGTTTGTGGAATTTTATATTTAAATTGTCTCATATACGGTTCCTTTCTTTTTTAACAACACTAGCTTTTTTGATTTCAATATCATGTTTGCTATTGATCTCCTTATGTTTGAGCATACCATTCAACTGTAACTGCATAGCATCAAGTTCCAACTTTATAGATTGAAACTGTTCCTGCGTGGTAGCTGCCCTGTTCTGTTCCTGTAAATAAGTGGCCTCTACCTCTCTCTCGGCACCGATACCCAACCTCTTAGTATTATCTTCTGTCTCGATACGATACTTGTCAAGTTCGTTACGTTGTTGTATCTCTCCTTCTTTGAGTTTCAACTCTGCCTGTCTTAACTGCAGTTCCATCTCTTTGAGTTTATTGGTCTCTCTTGCCGCGGCCATATCATATTCTTTAGCAAAGGATATCTTGGCTTTTTCGAATTCCAAAGCTTTTTGTTCTGACATTTCAGCGCCTTGTTGTTGCATCTGCAAAGCCATCTCATTATAATATTGAACTTTCTTGCTGAGTTCTTTCAAAGATTCAATACTATAAATATCAACCATCTTATCAAAAGATAACAATCCTCTGTCGGCCTGTTTAAAAGCCAATTGTTTTATCTCTTTCAACTGATTTTCTTCTTTCAGACTGTCAGCCATGATATACTTGTAGTCGGCATTATTGAGTATCTTGTTCTGTATCTGAACTAGTTCAACACCCATATCATCATCAATGATGTTCAAGAGTGTCTCCCGGGTGAAAGAATATTTACAGGCAAGGTTGAGTAACATATTGTGGGCTTCTGTAACTATCTCATCATGGTCATAGAATAAGGCCGATATGACTAACTCTGCCTGGTCCCTGGCCATCTCCATAGTTCCATTAAGCTGATCAGCTTCCACCTGCCCCATAATCTGTGGGTTGATACCCATAACCCTATGACACATAAGGTCAAGGTTGTTAAGAATAGGATCGATATTCTGAATACTCTGTGATAAGGTATCATCAAAGTCTTTCCATTGATTGAAGGAAGTTCTGATTGGCTTACCTTGCTTGTCAACAGTTTCTATATACAAGGAACCTTGTTTACGATGATAGTATTGTTCTTCCCTGGACATATTGGAAGGCTTCTGTGAAAGGTCGATGATCATACCTTTAACCCCTGAGAGGGCTATGAGAAGTTCTTTTTGGAAAGAGATGATCTTATAGAGAAGTTGTAGGTGCCTGGTAGCCCAAATAAGACTATAGGGGCGTTCCGTAACATCAGAGAATGTTCTGCCTATGATAGGCAAGAAAGCTTCACTAGGATTGTCTATGGACCTGAGAATAAAAGGTTTTATCTTATAGCCAACAACGAATTCCCTGTTTAGGATTACCGCCTGATAGATATCATCAATATACCGTTCTTCGACCTTATCACTACCCTTGAATACTTTTTCAACCTTATCAGCATCATAGACAATCTCTTTGTTAGACTTTAGGATATACTTGCCCTTATCTTCTCTTCCCTTTTTTTCAAACTTATAGTCTGAAGGATCTATGACAGTCTTGCCATCATCAATCATATGTGTAAAGGTCTTTCCTTTTACATAAGGATTAGGAGATATTTTAAATAAGACTTTCCTGGGGGATTTCCACCATACCCTTCTCACATTAATTTCATTGGTAGAGCTTGTCGTACTGCCGGCATAGATGTCTATAGCCTTGTTTTCTGATGTAGAGATAAAACCACCTTCCGAGATATAGTCATTGGCTGCTACTTCCAAAGCCTTCTCAATTTCTTCATTCCAACCTACCTGTTTATGAAACTCCATCTTGATAGCATCGAAAGACATCTTTTCTTCTAATCCTACCCAACGGCCTTGGTGTGTGAAACGATATTTGGTATCAGCAGGAAAAAAGACTTTCACATCAGGTATGACATCGTAACGTGGTTTTGTTTCACCTGGTAACTGATCGACAAAGAAATATTCTTTACCGGTAACGAGAGAGGAAATAAAGTTCTGATTGTCTTTTCTCTTAATACCAAGTTGTCGTGTCATATCTTTCATGACCTTCTGAGATAGTTCTTCTTTGATGTCTTTATAGGTGTAACGAGCATACCGTTTGATGTCTTCCAACTCTTTATCATTGAACAAGGATTCATCTCTGATACCTTCTTCAAGCATCTGGAAACTTTCTTCTATCTCAGGCAATTTCTCATTCAAGGCCTGATACTGTTCCTGTATCATCTGCTGTTGTTGCTGAACCTGTTGCATGTATTCAGGATTCTCCTGCTGTTCAGGATCTATCTGAGGGTTTTCGAGTTGCTGTTGTAACTGTTGTAGTTGTTCCTGTACCTTTTGTTTCTGCTGTCCTATCTTCTTAAGACTAACATTGAGAAGGAAAGAACGTTCTTTAGCCTTTACCTTTAACTTGTCAAAGGTTATCTTGGCAATATCTTCCTGTTTCTTTTTAAGACTGCAGTTGTCAACTATCAAGGTAGCAAAGTTTGAAGGTCTCTTGGACTCTCTACGCGCGATATAATTTATCTTCGGTCTTTGAATACCTATGGTCCTTACCCGGGCCGGTAATGTATTTCCACCAATCTTTGTGAGATAGTCATAGTCACCCTCATCATCAACCTCGTTATACATATCCCAACACTTCATATCCTTGGTCTTGCTTTGGAAGCCTACCATAATATCCGAAACACCGCGGGCAGTTTCTTTCATCCAGGCTGGAGTCTTTTCTTTTTCTTCAACGAAAAATTTTGGTTTTCTTATCATGATTTTTATTTTTTACTCAAACACTTCAATTAATTTATCTCCTACCCTTTTGAACTTCCTGAGTTTATCTTCAGGTTTTGTATTACCACTATCTCTTACTTCCATTTCGATATCATCTTCCAGACAAACAATAGCCAATGATGATGCAATAGTAGTATCGCAATTATATTTAGGATCCAATCTGAATTTTGCAATAGAGGTCAGTTGTTCAACATCATCCATACTTTCAATATTCTCTGGTATCTCTAGAAATTTTCTATATTTAGTTAGCCAATGGAGTTTTGTACTAGTATCGATACCATACCTATTCACTGATTTGGATTTATTAATAAATGAAGCAATAGCCAATCCAGGTCTTTCTTTTAATAAACTTTCAAAGTTGTGAGTGATATACCATTCAATAATTAAGATCTTCGAAAACTCAACAAGGTTATTGGCATTATAGTATACACACAACTTGGCAGTATTCTCATACCAAATATCTTTACCACCCTGAGCAGTTGCTGGCCGATCAGTACACTTTGCTACAAATTTATGATAGGAAGTATTAGCATTTAAAAAACCTTTAAGGATTCTAATATCACCTTTTGATAGTGATGTTTGTGATTCATCTTGATCATAACTATCGGTACCGGCCTTATATAGATTAATAAAAGGAATACCATTACTATCAATTTCTGGTTCTTCAAAAATATGGATACTACCATTTTCGTCATTCTCAAACCTACAACCCATTAAAGGATGTTTAGGATCTTTCCATTCCAATCTGCCAACCTTTTCCACTTGTTCTGAAACATGGGTAACGATATAAGCTTTTCT